TTAGGCCAGACAATATCTTTACTTAAATTCTTATCCCACTTCTTTCCATACCCCAATAATTCATCCAAAATAATCATAGTTTCAATTGATATTCTTTTCCCAAGATACTCTTTCAGAAGTTTGGGATGTTCATAACCTTTTTGCTCAAATAACGGTTCAAAATCATAAACCAACGGGCGCATTTCCATGACAAATTCATCAAGAAAATTCTCGCACTTGCTCTTCCATGATTCATAATTTTCATCGTTAAAATTCGCAATGTAGCCTCTTTTATCTTGAATGAAATTTGCAAGAAACCAATTTTGAACCATTTTGGGATTGTTATATTTTTTAGATATCTTGACAAAGAAATGGCGATCTTTACGCTTCCAAAAAGATTTTCTGGAAATCCTTGTCTTACCAGCATACTTGATATAATCATAATCCCCCGTACCAAAGTGAGCTTTCATCGCACAATACATCAAATATGCGTCTATCGGTTCCATTGAGAATACTTGCCGGCCGCATTTATATAAAATATATTTCGAATACCTACATCAGAAATAAATTGACGACATACTTTACATGGATATGAAATAGCATAGTCAAGATTCTTCAATATCCTAACCACATACAAATCATGTCCTTCACAATTGTCAATGCCTCTTCGGATAATAGCGTGCTGCTCAGCATGAAGGAATGGCCATTTAGTTCTGTATGCCATTAAAGGATGGGTCTTATAGGAATTATTACCAACACTTAATATAGAGTTCTTCTCAACGAGTACAGCACCAAGTCTAAATGTATTTCTTGGACCAACGCCGAGAGAATTCATAGCCACCGCCCTGGCAGCAATGAAAAATTTATCTTTCATTTTATTAAATCGGTAATTGTAATTGTTTAAAAAAGGAAATTAAATCGTCTCGTAAAGATTTCTTCTTTATGCCCAAGAATGACATTTTTGTTTTTTTAATAAACTTGCGTGGTTTGATTAAGAACTTATCCAGTGATTCCTCATCCCAAACAACATCAGAATTTTTCATTGCTTTAGAATATTTATATCCCTCGACTGAACCCGCTTTTCGGTCCAGTAAATTGTGTAGGGATGGGCCTATCTTATTCTTACCTTCCTGTAATGAATGACATGCTGCACATTTCTTAAAAACCTTCTTACCATTTACTGGATCATCGGCATTTGCAGAGGAGAATACTAACATGATTGTTATTATTCCTGTAATCACAAAAAGATATTTTATAAAATTATTCATTATTAAATCGGTAATTGTGCTTGTCTTGGTAGGAAATTCAATTCGCGAGCATTAGCTTCAATTTTTTCTTTTAGCCCTTTTGAGATAAGAGTGCCGAGACCATCAGGTTCTAATCCCTCTTGTTCGCAATACCATAAAACAGCATCCATATGTGTAATATTTTTTTCTTTAACTATATTTTCTATAACTAGAGTAAAAGTTTTTGATGTACTTAAAATCATATATTATTCCTTTTATAAATTGAGGGGCTAACCGTAGGCCCCTCTCGGATGTGTTCTGGCATCACCCATTGGTTAGGCCGCTCGCAGAGCTTGATGACCAGCAGCAACCACAGAACGCAGTGGCGTGCCAATACGATACTTCATGTAAGTCTCACCATCAAATGAACTCACTCGCTTGTTCAGAAAGATTGAATATCCTTCTGTACGCAATTGGCTAATTACTGCACGGACATTCTTAACACCATAACGGGCGCTAATCTGCTTTGCAGTAAGTTCTACCCCTGTTTCAAGGGCATTTGCTACTTTAGTAGCTTGGGTCTTCGTAGTAGTCATAATTTAATTATCTCCTTATCATGACAGTTTCAAAATGGAAGATTTTGATTCTGTTGCTAGGACAAAATCTTCCAAAAAACCCCGAGTGATTATGCAGCTAGTGCATAATCCTCATATGCCTCATTATCGTTGGCATTTATCGTGTTTGACCAATAACGGAGTCATCCGACAATTCTCCAATTTTTTACTCAGTCGCAATCGAATCCTTTCGCCCCCATCAATAATACAGGGCTCAGAAGAACATTTCTAAAATATACTTCCACTCCCACCGAATTTCCCTGATCCTGTATTATTGGTGGAGGCGGGCGCATCGAAGCGCCGTCTTACGAACCTTTCATCTATTTTCATCAAATTGTATTATATTTATAATATCATATATAAGTAGATTTGTCAATACCTTTTAGAAGAAAATTAACCAAATAATCCCGCTAATAAGAAATATATCAGCACATATAGACCAAACTATATACCCCCTAAGCATCCATATGATTACTGTTCGGATTATGGGGCTCTTCATTGTCAGTCATCATCTTTTTTCAACCATTTTGGCATAGGAAGTTTATATATGTCAAATTCACCTTTTTCATGTTTTAGAAAATCAATAATTATAATGTTACCCTTCTTTAACAATGTACGAAAACTAAATAACTTTTTACGATTGGATATGTTGTAATCAATTCTGTAAGCTCTGGGGATTATTTTTCCTGTCTCTAAAATCCACAGATATATATCAGTTTTAGGTACGGTATAAAAAGAAATTAATCTATATTTTCCAACAAGAGTTAATTCAGTGGGATAACCTAATATGTGTTGATATGTTAAATGGCCAAATGCAACACTTCCAAGAATAATAGGAATCATAAAAAAGAGAGCTAAAGTATTCTTTCTGAACGATATCAGAAACCAAAAACAAAATGTCAATATTAAAATGATTGTAATTATTAATCCGTATATCATGGTGTTTGGACTCCAGGCCTGAATCCGAGCGGGACCGGGGGCGCGACAGGGTCAATGCGGCCTAATGGACGAGTTTTAATAAACCTATGTTGGTCTTGATTTATGTCTGATATATATCCATCTTCATCTACGTTAAATCGAAAGACAGTAATTTCATCCCCCCAATTTTTAAGAATAAAATATTTAGTAACATATTCTATATATGGATTAAGTTTCAAAAGTTTAACATACCCATTCACTGGAGCTTCTTTTGTTTTTCTATATGCATGAACATTAGTAATATATTCACCAGGCAAGATGCCCCTAATCGTAACAACTTCTCGATTTAAATATATAATTTTTTCTTTTCCATCAACCATTATTCTGTCGTTACGCTGGCCAAGGTCATCTCTATCAAGATGGAGAAAGCCTCCAGTCTTCCGTTTGAACCATACAATATTGTTTTGTGGGTCCATAACCCACAAATCAATGTCAGCAATAGACCTTTCATCCCATTCAAGAATTATCAAAATTTCTGCTTTTCGCTCTACTTCAGATTTTTTAGCGGGTGGGTGTATTAGGATAAGAGCATATATTAAAAGAACTGCAAAGGATAAAGATAAGAGATACAACATATCTCTAAAAACTGGTCCGGTACGAAATGGATATCTTACTTTAACATTATTTTTTGCTCTATTCTTCTTCATAATGGTCAATTCCATACTCTAAATTTATTAATTGTATCCATAGAAGGACAGAGCCTACCAATCCAGCAAGAGTTGTATAAATTGCAGTTGAAATACCAATACCCATATCTGCTATAATCTTAACTTTATTAGCTTGATTTTCTAAATCTATGTGTGCCAAAGCATCACCAAACACCAATACAAATCCAATAAGTGTTCCAATCATACCAAGAGCGAACATACATTCACCACAGAACCACCCAAGTTTAGTATTTGTATAAGTATTTCGATAATTGAATAACCAAGTTCTGTATCCTGTTAAAATAGTAGAACCTATAAACAAAATTAAAATTACGGACGATAGATAAGTTTTATCGGTGTTAAAAATTGTAGTAAATATATCAAAATATACTCCAAAATAAGTACTAATTACTAAAAGACAAGTAAACAACCACCACCTGAAAAATTCTATTTTCATTTTTTTGTCCCTTCTTTGCATGTTATTTCATATATATACAAAATGAATTATTGATTTTTCCACGCTGCAATTGCTTCTGATAAGTAATTTAAATAAGGCTCTTTTTCTTTTATAAATTCCTGTACTGTACCATCTTCTGTAACGACTAAAATTACAATTTGTTTGATTTCTATTCCTGTTCTTTCATAAAACATTTCTGCATAAGCAGCACCTTGTATATAAAAATTTTCATTCCAATCGTCAGTACGTTCTTTGGTTGATGTTTTAAAATCTATAACTGAAGGAATTTTATTATATTCAGAAACACAATCAACCCTGCCTGCTACTTTATACTTATCACTATATAAACTACTTTCTAAAATATATATGTTATTAATGTTATCTAATACTCGTTCCTTTAATTGATTAAATAAACACCAAGGTAGGAAATTTTTCTTATGTTTTTCAAACTCATGAGGCCAATTTAAATGTCTATTATTTAGATAATCTTCACACATATGATGAACTTTCGTTCCTCTAGCAGCAGCCGTTCCAGAAACATAATTAGCAACTTGCTCACCAACCTTATTACGCCATTTCATCAAGCCCTCTTTCTTCCGAATAGAAAGCACAGTTGTTATAGAAGGATATACTTCCCCCTCTGGCGTAATATAGAATCTCTTATAATCTATTGTTTGGGTTTCTAATTTTGGTAGATTCACAGATACATGATTAAATCTATTCATTAATATTTCTCATTCTCTCTACTAATCTATTAGCACGATTGGTTACTTGA